CCAATGATGCCGCCCCCGATGGGAGGCGCTCCCATGGGCGGACCCATGATGGGCGAAGGCGGAGACGATCAGGCACCCGCCGCAGCCGTCCTCCCGATTATCGCCATGCTCGCACAGCAGCAGCAGGCAGTGATGGCTCAGGAGTCGCAGCGCGAAGACGCGTTGAAGGACATGATGAAGCAGCAGCTCCTCCGAGTTATCAGCATGATCCCTGTTGCAAACCCGGCTGGCATGGCCGCGCGGACTGAGCCGATGCCGCCGCAGATGCCTCCCAGTGGCATGGATTCGGGAGTTTCTCCCATGGGTCCCGATGAGACCGATTATGAGGAGATGGATTAATGCCATATACAGAACCCGTTCGTTACCCCAATTCGCTTGAGCAGGCAGATCCCGAGGGCGCTCTCAATACGTACGTTATTGACAACGTTTCTAATCTTGGTGGTCGCGTAACTGCTCTAGAAAATGCTCCTGCTCCATCGGGCGCAGTGACAGGAACTACCGCACTTGTGCCTCCGGCATCTATTCCTACCGGCTATTTGGAATGCAATGGCGCGGCTGTTTCAAGAACTACTTATAGTAATTTGTTTGCAGCTATTGGAACTACTTTTGGCCAAGGGGACGGCTCTACCACTTTTAACCTTCCTACTTTTGGCCCGTTTTACGGAGTGGGGAGAAACGTTGACACAACTTTTGACCCAAACGCGGGTGGCAGTGTTACTGCTATAGCCGTTCAGTCGGATGGGAAGATTCTTCTTGGCGGCGGCTTTTCTACAATGGGTGGCCTTGCTCGTTCGCGCATGGCTCGCGTTAATGCTAACGGCACACTCGACACGGGATATCCTAACCCTCTTCTAAATGGAAACGTTGAAGAGATTGTTATTCAGTCGGATGGGAAAAGCATTATTGGTGGCGCTTTTACTTCGGTTGATGCCGTTACCCGAAACTTTATTGCTCGCTTCAACACTGACGGAAGTCTCGACACGGGATTTAATCCGAATGCTGGCGGCACCATCTTTGACATCAAGATTCAATCGGATGGAAAGATCCTTATTTGCGGCAGCTTTACTACGGTTGGCGGCGTTGCTCGTAACCGAGTTGCTCGCCTTAATGCTGACGGCACACTTGACACGGGATTTGACCCCAACCTAAACAATACTTGTAATGCGATTGCTATTCAGTCGGATGGGAAAATTATTCTTGGTGGCCTCTTCTCGACGGTTGGTGGGACTGTTCGCAACGGCGCTGCTCGTGTTAATGCTGACGGAACTCTTGACGCGACGTTTAACCCTAGCGTTGAAAGCGGCGAGGTTTTTGCGGTCCTTATTCAGTCCGATGGGAAAGTCATTTTTGGTGGCAGTTTCCAAACTGTTAGTGGCGCTTTGCGATCCCGAATTGCTCGCGTAAGCGCTAGTGGCGCACTTGATACCGGATTTAACCCGAACGCAAGTACCATTGTTTACTCATTGATCTCTCAGAGCGACGGCAAATTTATTGTTGGAGGCTCTTTTGTAACGATTGGCGGCTACGAGCGAAACCGCATCGCTCGCTTTAATGCTAACGGTACACTTGACCAGAGTTTTAACCCGGATGTACCATCTGCGTCTTCTTATGTTTACGTTTTGGCTCTTCAGTCAAATGGCGCGCTTCTTGCTGGCGGCACTTTCGCAGTGATTGGCACTCAGGTAAGAGCGAGGATTGCTCGTTTGGGGCCAAATGGAAACTATCTAGTCGCCGCGATTAAGTCGTAATTAGAAGGAATCCTGATGCCTACCAATAGTTTTTCTAGCAACTCGCTTAGTGTTCTTTCCCCGTTTACAAGCGCAAGCGCGGTAACGCCAAGCAACACAGTTGACTTAGATCAGGTAACTCGCGGCTTGCAGGCCCATAGAAGCGGTGGCCACGCGCATGTGGCAATTAGCGTCATTATGATGAACGACACAAGCTCTGTGACTCTTAACATTCCTAACGGCGTACCTATCGCTCTTCGCGTTAAGCGCGTACTTGTTACCGGCACAGACGCTACGTCTGTCGTTGCTCTATACTAAATCCGTGATTGAGGGCGACCAGACTAAGCTGCTTGAAAAGTTTTCGATGTGCTTTGCTTCGGCAAAGGCACCGCACACGTATCGAGTAGACCGCTACCGCAAATGCGACGAAGCGTATAACGCTGTACTTAAGCCGCTTGAAGATACGTGGCAGAGCGACTTGCATCCTCCGTATGTCGCGCAGATCGTTGAGCTTCTGGCCAGCAATCTTGTAGACGACAATCCTCGAGCCAAGGTTGTTCCCAGTCAGCCGTATTACGCTGACGGCGCAGCTCTTCACGAGGCATTGCTAAACCAGCAGCGCGAGATTGATCGTTACGCAGAAAAGCTTCCCCTGTTTATCCTTCAGGGACTTATCCGTGGTATCTCTATCGGTAAGGTTATTTGGCGCGAAGAGTGGGTTAAGAACAAGGTTCGCAAGTTTGAGAAGACAGCGTTCGGGGCTCCCTTTGAAAAGGTTGAAGAGACCCTTACGCCAATGGCGCAGCAGCCCGGGTTTGTCCTTGTTGACGCTAAGAATTTTCTTTGGGACCCGTCTGCAACAAACCTTGATAACGCGACCGAAGTTTTTCACATCACGTACCAGACGCTTAGCAGCATGCGAGCAAGTGGTGTTTACGAGAACCTTGATCAGCTCAAGGGTGATGATGCTCCTGTTGGCTTTGACGATGATAAGCGCAAGGGACGCGTTGAGGTTATTGAGTGGTGGCGTAAGGAAAACGGCGAAGTCTACCTTACCGTTATTGCTAATCAGCGCGTTGTTATTCGTAACGAATGCAGCCCGTTTTGGCACGGTCATTTCCCGTTTGTTGTTGCGACTCCTATCCCAGAGCTGTTCCAAATTGAAGGCAAAAGCATTGTCGAGATGATCGCTGATATTCAGGCGGCGTTGTGGGAGATGCAGAACCATAGAATCGACAATACGCGGTTTATGTCTAACGCTGCCTTGTTTGTTGATCCTTCGGTAGAGCAACAGGATTTCCGTGTTTTCCCCGGCGCAATGATTCACGCTCGCCCGGATCAGATTCAGGCGTGGCAGCCAAACACAAGCATTCTCGGGCCTAGTGTTCAGGCGGAAGAGTTGCTTAAGGGCGATCTTCAAAACTTGAGTGGAGCTGTCGGCTACCTGTCTGGCGCTTCTGATTCTCAGATTGATCAGACGACCGCTACGGGCATCAGCATTATTCAGAACATGGCTAGCAAGCGCATTATGCGTATGAAGCAGCAGTACCTCTATGCAATGAAGCGCGTCGGAGAACAGCAGATTTCTCTGAACCAGCAGCTTCTTCCTAAGACTGTTGCAATCCGTATTGATCGCGGAGCTGCCGGTCTCGAGTGGAAGGCCGCTAGTCCAGCCGAGCTTCAGGGCCAGTACGAGTACCGAGTCGAGGATGCTTCCGAGTCGTTGATCCGTCAGGAGAAGCGAGCCGAGGCGCTGGCTAAGGCCAACTTCCTTACTGCGAATTATCAGCTTGCCGAGATGGCTGGTGTCAAGCTTGACATTAAGAAGGTCATTGAGGATGTGACCGAAGCGTTTGACGAGGACCCTGCAAAGTATTTTGCGGATACTTCGTCTCAGCAACTTCCCGATCCGGCACTGGTCTCCGGTGAAGGAGGGGCGGCGGGAGCGATAACTGCGCCGGAGGCTAGTGGACTTATGACCCCAATGCCTAACTTTGGTGGAGCCGCTCCCGCCGCCTAATATGACTACACTTCTAGATAGTCTTATCGGTACGCCAATGTGGATCGCGCTTGATGAAGAGCTTACGATGGCGCGGAACACTAGAATTAAAAGGCTTGTTTCTGGACAATGCTCCTATGAGGAGTATCTTTCTGTAAGCGGCGAAGTTCGTGGTATTGACATTACACTCAATCTCAATAAGGGAGATAAGAAGTGAGCGACAACGACCAGAGTGAAGAGTTCGATGACGTTGAGGAGTACGTTAGCGGCGAGGATCTAATCACTCGTGCTGTTGCCGATGCGAACGCGCCGGAGCCGGAAGAGACTGATTCCGGTGTTGACCTTGTTGAAGAGGTTGGCGTAGAAGACGAAGCCGAGCTAATCCTTGGCAAGTTTAAATCTTCCAATGATCTTGCTGACGCTTACAAGGAGCTTGAGCGCAAGTTTCACGAAAAGCAGCAGACCGTTGAAACGGAAGAGGAAGTCTGGGACGAATCGGCCGCTCCTCTTGTTCGTTTTGCTGGCGGCATTCCTGAGACTGAGGATGATCTTGTCGAGTGGTCTGCCGAAGATCCTACGGCTGCCGCATTGTGGGCGATTGAGAATCGTAGCCGCGTTTCGGAAGAGACGTTTACTGAGGTGTATCGCTCGTGGTGGCAGGAGCGTCCATGGGAAGCTTCCGCTTTTCAGCGCGAGCAGGACATGATGATGATGCAGGAGTACATGGCGCAGCAGGTTCAGCCATTCCAGTCACAGCATGAACAGCAGATCATGGAGCGCGCCAACGAAACGCTG